TGTGGAACCCTCATTGGTATATTGTAACCAATGCCATATGTCAGAGTCCTTTAGAGATGTTTTAGTCATCAAATAGACATTCGGGTAGTCTAATACCCCATAACTCTCACAGAACATCTTAATCTCTTCGTCAGTTCCTGGCTCTTGTTCACCAAAATCATTGGAAGGGTACAACCATANCGATACTTTATCCTTATCAACCGTCTCTAAAAAAGATTGTAAGTCCTGATAATTCTGATTAGTATACCCACACTCAGACGCTACATTGATAATAATATGTTTAGTATTTAATACTTTAGGATGAATCATCTGGCCATTCGCAGTAATCAAAGTCCTATCAAAAAAGTTTTTTACACCTTCCATTTACCTAATAATTTTTCTATCTCTTTATTGAACGCATCATCAACCGTTCTACATTCCCTAATACCATACGCGTTACCATCAGTAGTGTAAATAACAATGTCACCATCAAATCGTTCAATCTCCTGAATCTCTTTGATTTCCTTTGTCTCAGGAATTACCACATTACCACCAACTCTATACATTACTCCTCCATCTTAGATTTACGGACAGCGTACTGACCCAAAGTCAATTCTTCCTGAGGTTTTGCATTACCCAAGATGATTGATTGACGAAGAAGTTCGTAAGGAACATGAACATAAAAATCACGACCGTTGAAGAACGATAGGTCCTGCTTCAACTCCACACAAGAATGAACCATCTGAAGGAACAACTTAAACTGAACCTCGTCAGCGTAGTTGTCATTCAATAATTCTCCGAATTGTGGGTGGATGATTTTGATGTTTCTTTCTAATACCATAGTTGTCTTTATTTGTTATACAAAGATAAGAAATATTTTCTTACCAAACAACTAAGAGCATAAAAAAACCTCGGTGGGTTAGCACCGAGGTCAAGGAAGGTATATGTGGTATAGAACGCTGAGACTACACGTTTATGTGACCTGTCTTTCGTGAGATTATCCTAATAGTCGGTTGCTCACATTGTCCACAATAGTTGCCTATCGTATCAAGTCAGTGTCGGTTACTTACGCTAACCACTCGTATTCGTTAACAACTACTCAACTACTACTTAACTCTGTTGAACCTTGCGAGTTCATGAAGGGATGGCCGTCCCAACAGGTCTTTTGTAATTGACATTGAAAGACTTGCGGTCTGTTCAATGACTCCGTTAGTTTACACTCGGAGTTTTAGACACCTTTCGTTGTCAACGCCCGAAGACTCTTGCTTGTCATTTAATTGTTCTAAATTAAATTAGCAATGTGGAAGAAGGAAAGATGTGCTTCGGGAGAAGGTCCGTTCCTTTGGAGAACAGAATGCTTCACACCTCTCTGTGAGTCTGCAAACTCACGGTCAGTCAGGACTTCGTAGACTTGCTCGTCTCGGAAACCCATCAGACTGGTACCCAGCCCTACAACTCATAGCAGTGAGTGTCGAACCGTCACCTGTAACTTTTCCTATTGATGTCACCATCTCAACTCTGATATTCCACGGACTCAGAGTAACATCTTCCCCCCAGCAGTTGCCCTCGGGGAACCTGTCGTAGTTACTTTGTTTAGTTGTCAGTCTTAAGACTGCGAACATTCACGGTGTACTAATCCCGCTTCAGTCCCTTTAGTCCCCTCACAGGGGTTATCTAACGACGCTAAACCGCCGTGTCTGTCTATGTCCAACTCCTTTGGAAAGGATAATCTCCGAAGAGAAAATACAAAAGTCGGTCCATAAACATGACCATTATTTCAAAGAACTTTGACAAATCTAAAACATAATTTTTAAAGTGTCAAACTTTTTTAACAAATTTTTCTGATAATTCAGTAGGGTAAAGTATAAATATTCCCTTATCTGTCAAAAGTTATACGAAGTTAAGAAAAAATCCGTCTCCGTCAAGCACTTTTCTTAATTTTTTTTGATATTTCCTTAATGAAATACCCTGCAGGGTTATAAGATAGTTTGAAATACCCCGAATGTCTCTTCAGTGGCTCGTTAGATTGCCATACCCTTTTCATCGAAATTGGATTTTAGTGCTTCAAGTTTATCACTTGCAGAAGCCATCTTATCAACCAACTCATTCATCTCTTCTAAATGTTGAGGGTGTTCACCGATACCGACTGAATTATGGAAGTAAACTTCCAATGTTGCCTTTGCTTCTAAAAGGTCTGCTTCGTATTTTGCTACGAGGGCTTTGTACATTAAACTCATTTTAAGATTATATTTAGTAATTTATTAAACTGTTCTGTCATTGGAGAAGGTAACTCATCTTTTCCGAAGTATCCACACTCAGTGTGTTCATCACCATCCTTAGCACTATCTAAATTAGGGTATACTTCTTCTTCACAATCATAAAGGTAACAATATAATTCACCTTTGATTTTACTACCGTCTCTATTCGTTCGTTTAATTATACCACAAAATTCTGGTATATTCAACAGCCTGATGTCAGTTTCTTCAAAAAACTCTCTCATTGCACCTTTCAATGGTTCTTCACCTTCTTCTATACTACCAGCAGGACACGACCAATGACCAGGTAATGACCCTTCAGCGTTTCTTTTACATAACAATACCTTATTGTTACACCTTACAATTACTCCTCCGTATTTATTCATATTATGATTGTTTAGATATTTATAAGTATATGAAAGTTTCAATAGGAAATACAGATATTAAAGTCAAACTTTGTGTAACAAAGGAATCCATCACAAAAGGTATGCAAGGGCAACGTTTTGATGATGAGTTTCAAGGTATGTATTTCTTGATGCCAACCAAAGGGGAACAATCATTTTGGATGTTCGACTGTATCATTCCTTTAGATATCATCTTCATCAATGGTGATGAAATCGATACCATCCACGAAAACTGTCCAATATGTAAAAATGAATTGGAATGTGAATCTTATAAAGGTTACGGTGATAAGGTATTAGAACTACCCGCCGGTATGTCGAAACAACTCGGCATAAAAAAAGGAGACAACGTCTCCTTCTCATTATTCTGATTTACCCCCGTCAATCTTCTCCCTCAGTAATCGATAGAACTCCTGTCCTATCATCTTAGAAAACTTAACGTATGGTGCGTCTCCACCACCTTTATTATATTTATATCCACCTTGGGGAGGTCTGTTACTTCTACCAAAGTAGTTAAGAGCTGAAATGTTTGTGATACATTTATGACCACCTGAGTTTGCTTGAATCATCTCCCAAGCAGGAACACCCAAATTATCTAATACTTTCATTTCATCTTCACTCAACTCAGAGAAGTTCTTATCCATAATTTTTTTTAGGTTTTCCATATACTGGTCACCACCTTCCATTCCTCTAATCTTCTTACCGTAGAATGCTTCCAAATCCGCATTTGTGAAACCTACTGAATCATCACCAAATTGTTTACTACTTTCAGAAATCCATTTGATGGTTGATAAAGGAATAATCTTTTCTCTTAATTTAGGTTCCCACTTACCCAACACTTCCTGAGCAATCTCACCTAAGTTTACTCCTTTCAATTCTCTTTCTTTTTTGAATGGGTTACATGACGCCTGAACCAATCCCATTGGCCAAACTGTAATTAAGAAGTCAGCATCAGGATATAATTCAAATGGTGTGTATCTGTCATAAGAACCTGGTTTGAACATCTTACCTCCACCATATTGGTATATGATTCCGTCTTTGTAACTTAGGTTTGGGTCTTTACTTCTTTGTTCTATATAATCCTCTTGATTTGCAGCCATCATCAATGGAGATGCATAGTTTTCTCTGTCAGCTATTCTTCTAATGTTTTGGAAGATGTTCAACAATGAAGGTTTTGATGTCATTACCAATTCCTCCATAAAACCAGGTTTGTTCTTATATGCTAACATCAATTTGTTAGCGGCTAAACCTAACGCCATTTTATTTTTTTGTAATGACTTATCCTTATCTAATCTAAAGATGAAGTTCATAATATCTTTTGGACTTAATCCATACTTCGCGAAATCAGCAGAATCCACAGTTGAAATAAGTGTAATATCATCTGAAGGGAAGATATCCTTTGGTGACATCACATCTGATATTGTTGCAACATTTGAACGTGAAGGTCTAAAAGATGTCGCTGTGTCTCCTTCAACACCACTTTGAGAATCGTGGTGGTCAGTGTGAATCACAAACATTGGTTTACCGTGAGCAAAGTCAACTAAGACTGGCATCGTATCACCTGTGGCATCTTGTTTCTTAACCGCAAACTCTTTATCACCATATTGGATAATCTCAGTATCAACAACTTTGATACCATTATCTTCCAAATAATTCTTCATTGCCAAAGCTGTTGTTACACCATCCAAATCTTGGTGGAAGTAAATTTTTGCTTTTGGATATCTTTTGGCTAATTCACCAATGTTACGTAAACCCGTTTCTTTTAATAATATTTTCATCTGTCTATAATTTAACAACCTCCGTCTCTACAGAACATCTCATAGTCTTTTTTCAATCTCTCTGGGTGACCCCAAATACCTTTACCATTTAATATTTCCTGTGCGGCTTGTTTATAATTTCCTTTTGCAATTTGTTTTAATACCCCACTCTGCATGAAGTTAGTACGACCTCTATTATATGCCATATCAATCAAAGCAATATACATACCCTTAGTTAATTTTCTATTTTCAGGGTCTTTACTTTGCCAGTCCTTAACTGTCTTCGCAGCATCTTTTATATCTTCAGCAGAAAGTCTCATTGCTTCTTCCTGAGTCATCTTGTTCAGATATTTTTGGATAATGTCAGGATTAGTAGTACCATAACCAATGGTTAGTGTTCCTTTGGGACTACCTGAGTTAGGGTCATAAGGTTTTGATGGGAAAACAGCATCATCATAGACATAAGGAACAAACTTTTCAAAACCTCTAATGTGGTCAAAAACTTCTTGTCCTGCAGGTTTACCTTCATGTCCATACCCAAAGTCGACTTCACTACTCTGTTCACTTAAATAAACATTTTTTGTGGCGGTCTCATGTAAAGTTAGTATCCTTTTCTTCTCTGACTCAGTCATTCTATATCTTCTCATCAACAAAATCTTTACTATAAATATCTATAACAAGAAAAAACCCCTTACCTTGAAGGGGTTTCATTTACCAGTGATACGGCACAAGCCAATATATTATCAAACCAAGTCCTTCGTGGACCTTCGAGTTCATCTCTTTTGTACCATATGACTTGGTTATCGGTGGTCGTTACTATTAAAGTTTCACCATCAATAACTTTAATGTTTTGTATGCTCATCTAATACTATCTCTAACTGTTGTTGGTCAAGTTTATATTCTTTGATTCTTTCTTTAGCAACCTCACAATAGTTTAGTGATATATCACACCCCAACCATGGTCGTCCCAACATCTCAGCAGCTAAACATGTAGTTCCTGAACCATTGAATGGGTCGAATACTAAATCTTCTTTATAAGACATAATCTTGATTGCTCTATATGGAATGTCCAAAGAGAAAGTCGCTTTAGTCTTCTGTTGAGTATCAGCGAAATAGTTCCATTGACCAAAGACCAAAGACATAAAGTCCTTTTTATCTTTCTCATCATATACCAACTTCTTTCTAAACTCACCTTCAATCTTCTCATTAGGAACCATTTGGTATTCACCTTCCCATTGAGGTGTCCCTTTTACTTGCTTCTTTGGGAGATTCTTATAAGCAAGGATTACACACTCTTTCGGATTGTAGATGTATGGTGCCGATGGACTCATCCAACTTCCCCACGCAGTCGTTTTACTTCTATGTGGTGAACTCTCCTCCAAGTCTACAAGACCGAAGAAACCAAAACCCAATTGTTTCATCACCATCCAAATCTCAGCAGAGAAGTAGATACGCCCACCTTTCTTCTGACGGTTAATCTCATAAGGAATGTTCACCGCAATACGACCGTCATCTCTTAAGACTCTGTAAGCGGCACTCAACCACTCACGAGTAAACCTCATATACTCGTCAAAGTATTTATCGTCATCCCATGAATCATAATCAATACCCACACCATAAGGTGGTGAGGTAACAATTAAATCCACTGACTTCTCAGGCATTTCATTCATAAACTTCACCGTATCTGAACAGTGAATGTCTCCAATTAATTCTTTCATTTCTTTCATTCTCCTTCGTTAAAAAATCCTGTTAGGAACACCATAAGGGAAATTGGCCATAATGTAATCACAAAAAGTCTTTCACCGAATGTGAATCTTTCACCAGCAACTTTAGCAACAATCATCTCTAAAAGAAATGCTACGACTACTCCGATGAATAGATAGTTCATTAATATCACCATTATTCCATTGTTTTAATTCTGCGTTCCAAATACCATAACGCTTTTTTCAAATCTTGTAAAGGTGGATTATCATCTTTCTTTCCACTTCTGACGATATATTTCAATACATTGAAGAGGTAGGCATCTTTATCAATACCAGTCGCCTCAGCAATCTTTACTACCTCATACGGATTCTCTTCCCCACCGTAATGGTCGGGATGGTTTACCATCTCTTTACTCATATTATTCTTGATGTTTTAATTTGTAGTAACCATTAAATTTTACTTCCTCAAATATCCCTTGTTCGACACCTCTGTTAATAACTTCCTGTGTTTCCTCGATAGTCTTTTTAAGGATATATTTAGCCAAGTAAGTAATGTGAATCGGTTGTCTCATCTTCGGAGCAAGCAATTCGAAATCAGATTTTTGTTCACGCATTTTCTAACTTTTTTAAGATTTGTTCTTTTGAATGTCCTTGTTGGAATAACTCAACGAATTCAGAAGACCATATATCCATAATTAATGCGTCTGCATTGAAAAGTCTTGGTAAATCTTTCTCATCTACTTTGTAGATTAACTCTTTTGTTAAAATTCTTTTGTTGAAACCCATTTATGTTCTGAATTAAGTCTAACTGATGTTATATATTCCATGTTCCACTCTCGTGGTGATATCAAAGATAAGAAATATTTTCCATTGTTTCTAACATAAAGGTGATAAATTTCACCAATAACAGGTTCAAAGGAATAGTTTGAGTTATAAATCATTTCATTAAGTTCCACTTCACTGATGAGATGATTATATTCATCAACTAACTCTTTGTATTTTGCACTGAAAGTTTTTTGAACTCTGTTGACACCTCTTTCTTTAAAGGCACCGACATCATCTAACTTAATTACAGGTCCACTTACACTGGTAGCATAAGGTAATAAAGAAGCGTTATACTTTTGGAGTTTTTCATCCCAAGCAACATTATCTGGCTTCTTCAACTTCATAAATATAGGCTCTGATTTTTNCACCCAACTCTAAATCATTTGGTGTTTCCTTCACTAATTGGTAAAGGTATTCTGTGTCAATTTTAATGGTATCCATATTAGTTTATTTTAAGGTCTTTAAATTTTATTGATTGAAAAATATAATTCATAACTTTTCTTTTAATCAGGGATAGAAGACACCCTTCTATCGGAAAATTTTGATTTATAGAAATTTCATATATCGGTGCTTCTTCTATAAGTTCATGTCTATAATCTTCATCCCATGAGTCGGCATCGGGATTAAGTTTATTACTCTTTTTATATAAATTGTTTTGATAAATTATTTCTGAAATGTTAGAATTACTTCCCGAGTAAATGATTTCAGTATAACACTTATTTTCAAGTGTACTCTTGGTAAGGGTAGTTATTTTAAATTGATAAACATAAAAATTATTTTCATATTTAAAATAAAAAATTCCGTCACCTCTTTTCTTATTAATCAATATATCTTTATTACCTACCGAATTAACACTTATACTTTCATTAATAATCGACCACAAAGACTTTGCAACCATAAATAAATCTTTGAACCTATCACGAGCAAACTCAGCAATTCTTAAAATTTCTTGACTCTCCTCATCATCTTTTGTGCGAATAGTATTATAGATTAAATCGGTAAGTAATATTTCGTCATCAATATCTTGAGGTTCTCTTTTTAATGTGATGAACTGACCGTGGTCCAATACTCTCTGAGCACTGGTATATAATAGAGTCAACTCCTGAAAAGCAGGGTATAACTCAAACTTCTCTAACTTGTCACCTGTCTTCTTAACATAATCAAGTATCAAATATTGTTTGTGCTCGAAATCTATTGGGTCTTGAATAATCCAGTCTAATTGCATCCGTAAAGTTTTTAGTAATATAAGTTATTGGAAGAATTATTCAACAATAACTACGTGATACCACTCACCATTTATTAGTGATTCATATACCTCACCATCATAAGATGACAATGCAGGTCC